ATGTCGGCACAATCGCTCAAAAACACATTAGGCAATATTATCTATATTTGCCAAGCCACAGGCATTAGTCTGTTGACTGAGTGGATCGATCAAAAACAAGATGCTCACGACATGGAAATTGAACGCCAAGTTGATGAGCTAATGTTATTGAAAGAATATGAAGACTAATCGCTCCTTTCACAGCCGTCTTTTCTCGTGTTGAGCGATGCGAGGACGGCGGTGAAAGCCTTAAACTTATGAAGAAGGAAATTAGGGAAGTCAAAGACGGCATTGTTCAAATTACAACCGTTGATGAAAGGTGGTATGTGAAGGCAATCAAGGACGACGAGGGAATACCCAAAGTGGTATTTGTTCCGTCAGTAACTTGGGTTGCTGGTCACTATCCTAAGGGAATTGCATTTTACAAATGGCTCGCAGGCAAAGGTTGGGACGAGGCTGAATCCTTGAAACAATCGGCAGGCGACAAGGGATCAAGAGTCCATAAAGCAATTGAGAATTTGCTTAATGGAGAAGAGGTCAGGCTTGGTGCTCAATTTGACGGGTTTGAAGGAAAAACTGAAGAACTTTCGGCAGATGAGTATGCTTGCGTGATGGCGTTTACGAAATGGTTTGAATCGGTAAAGCCAGAAATTATCAAAGCGGAAACAACTATTTTTTCCGAGAAAAATAATTTTGCTGGTACGATCGATTTCATTTGCAAAATTGGAAATGAAAATTGGATCATCGATTTTAAAACTTCGCAGTATATTTGGCCAGAGTATGAACTTCAACTCTCAGCTTACAAAAAAGCGATGGAGGATCTTACTGGTCAGCCGTACAAGATTGCTATTTTGCAGATTGGCTATAAACGCAATAAAAATGAGTACAAATTTACGGAGCTTGAGGATAAATTCGATTTATTCTTGTCTGCTCAAAAAATTTGGATCAACGAAACTGCGGGTCAAAAGCCATCGCAAAAAGATTTTCCAATCAAATTGAAACTCGATCTTCCAAAAAAGGAAGAGGAGAAAAAAGAAGTTAAAAAGAGAAAATATAGGGTAACCAGAAGAAAAGCTTAATCTAAATTAATTATAAACTTATGGATCTTAACAAAGAATTAGAGATCGCATTGGGACTTAGAAGCGGAGAATTTAAAACCTATAAAACGCTCAGAGTCGACAATGGCGATGACAAAAAAGGCACAAATAAAACGGGCGAGTTTGTTTGCAAAACAAAAGATGAACAAGGTGCATTTGTGCGTGAACAATTTAGCAAGGTGCTTAAGGGCGTAGTTGTTCTTACTCGAGCCAAGGTCAGCTCAAAATTCAAGAAGGATGTCGAATGGTGGATTTCGGCAGAATTCAATCCTTCAAATCAAAACGAAACCATTCAGGTTTTCAAGAAAAAGAACATTGTTTGGACTGGCAATTACAAGAGCCTCAAAGCAATGTTTTCAATCAAGGAGGCTGATGGTACAACGACCAATAATTTCAATTATCGAAGTGTGCTGTATGTTGCGCTTGGCGAGGATATTGTGAAACTTGAGCTGATGGGAAAGTCGCAATCAGAATGGTTTCAATATAGCAATTTGGTAAATGTTGATAGTAGTCTTTTGGGATTTGAAACGATTTGCGAAATCAAGGAGGATCCTGAAAACGATACCTATTATGCTTCATTTTCCAAAGGCGAAAAAGTTGACTATGTCGCAAATCTTGGAAAAGCCAAAGACATCCTAGGGTCATTCAGAAGCGCACCGCAATTGGAAGCTCCAAAGGAAACAAAGGCGCTGGGAGGTGGATATGAGGATGAAGAAATAAACATTGAAGATGTGCCATTTTAAAAGATTAGCGAGCGATGGTGGGCTTATTGATGCAACTGCCCATCATCGCTTGGAAATGGTGAGCTTAATCGATGCAACTGCTCATCATTTCCTGTTAGGCGAAATAACCACCTTTCACATGCCTCTTTAAGTGGTTAGGGAGGCAGGTGAAAGTAATTAAAAATATGAATAGCGGATGGTTTAAAACGCACAGAAAAATAATTGACAGTGTGGTCTTTCAGAGCGATAAATGCCTGAAGATTTGGATATGGTGTTTGGCCAAGACAAATCATTGTGAAAATTTGTCGCTGATCGGGAGGCAAAAAGTGAGAGTCAAGAGGGGTCAGTTTATCATGGGAAGTCTGACGGCGGAGGAGAAATTAAGGCTTGCAAAATCAACGATATGGTATTGGCTGAATTTTCTTGAGAAGGAGGGAATGATTGGAATCAAAAAAACGAACAAATACAGCATTATAACGATAAAGAATTGGGATAAGTATCAGGATGTTGGAAACAAATCGGAATCAAATCAGGAAACAAACAAGAATCAAATAAGAACAAACAAGAATGAAAAGAATGAAAAGAAATATATTTACAGCGATGACGAAATTAAAATTTTAGGAGAGGGGATTGATCAGGATAATTTCGCAAAGGCTTTGGTCGCTTTGGAAATTGAAGAACTCAAAACCAGTCAGGTACAAACCATTAAAAAATTAATTGAGAAATATCCAAGCAGGGATTATGAGCTTCAGGCTCTTAAATGCAGAGAGTGGTGGTTTGGATATCCTCGCAAGGGTTGGAAAAAGCCAATATTGGCTTTCGCTAATTGGCTAGGGAATTCAAAGATTGATGAAGAAGTGCTGGCTAAAAAAAGAGATCTTGAGTTAAGGAAGAATACACAGATTTATACTAATCAGGCAGAGGTCGATCCTGAAAGAAAAAAGAGCGTGCAGAAATCTATTGATGCGCTAAGGGAAAAAATGAGAATTAAGAAATAATCAAATTTATGGAAAGAGCAAGAAAAATATTTAATACCTATTCGGCAAAGCTTCAGAAGTTGAAAGAGTTTGAGCGTCAGCATGGTGCAATTTTGAAGCGCCACTTCAAACTTCAGGAAATGGAAATGCGAGCAAATTTTAAGGCGCAGGAGCAGATCAGTATGCTGATTGAAAATGGCGAGATTGAAGACAAAGCATTTTTTTATGATAAGCATGCAGAGATGCGTATTTATCCGAAGCTCAAGACAGTTTCAATTTTTGATAAGCGGAAATATAAGAAACAACCCAAATGAAAACTCCAAAAAATCAGCAGTTGTATAAATCAGTTGAAAAAATAATTGAGGAGAACAGAGGCAAAAAAGATTCCATAAAAGAGGGAGTCTTTGTTTTGGCTGTTTATAAAAAAGGCAAAATGTCACAAGCAAAAGTCTTGATGAATGGTTTTAAAATTGAGGAGATTGATGTTGTCTTGCGTGAGATATACGGGAAGATTTACGAGATGAGAAATCGTGGCAATGCGAAAATACAAAGAATAAATAAAAAGTTAGGGGGATGAAATCATATGAAAATTACAATTGAAAATTGCAAGTGTCCCAGCTGGAATGAATTCAATCGAAGCGTCCACTGGGCGGTCAGAGCGGCCAAACGCCAAGAGTTGCAGGATTTTGTGTATGAGGCGATTACAAAACAATTCAAGGGATCATTCAGAAGAATTACAGCGCAGATCAAAAAGCCGATTCAGGTGAGCATAGAAGCTCACTTTAAAAATAATCATAGGCGAGATCCCGACAACCTTTTTGTTAAGCCGTTTTTGGATGCGATGGTGAAAGTCGGATTATTCTATGACGACAATGGGGATGTCATTGAATCGCTTACGCTCAGTGCCAAAAGGAACATGCCAAGCGATAAAATAATAATTTCAATAAACGAAAAACTATGAAAAACTACCCTATCGGGAAAATAAAAATGTACGAAAAAAATGCCAAGAAGCACCCGGAGAATCAGATTAAAAAGATAGCTGATTCTATAAGTGAATTTGGTTTCAATCAGCCTATAGTAATTGATCAAAATGACGAGATAATCGTTGGGCATGGCAGGTATTTGGCCGCAAAAAAAATGGGACTCAAGGAGGTTCCGATTGTGCGCAAAGAAAATCTGACTGAGGATCAGGTCAAAGCATATCGGCTGGCCGATAATAAGCTCAATGAGTCTGATTGGGATATGGATTTGGTGTTTGATGAACTTAAGGGATTAAGCGATGAAATGGTACAGCTCACTGGTTTTGATATGAGTTATTTGGAAGTTGAAGAAGATGATTTTAATGCGGAGGAGGAGTATGAAAAAATCATTGAACCAAAAACAAAGGTCGGCGATGTTTATCAACTCGGAGGCCACAGAATTATTTGTGGCGATTCAACTGATGTGAGTGTTTATGAAAAACTGATGGGCAAAGAAAAGGCGCAACTAATTTTTACTGATCCGCCGTATAATGTCGACTATCAATCATCAGCTGGCAATTCATATGCTGGGGGAAAATATGGAGATGGCAATAAGATTTTTAACGACAACAAAAGTGATTCCGATTTTATGGAATTTATAAGTGTCATGACTGCAAATTGTTTTTTGTTTTCAGATGAAAAAGCATCGCTGTATATGTGGTATGCATCAAAGAATCATGAGTTTTTCAAGAAGGGATTAATTGCTGGAGGATTCAAATATTTGCAGGATGTTATTTGGGTTAAGGATAGATTTGTTTTTTCAATGGGATGTTTATTTCATCGAGCTTATGAACCTTGCATGATTGGAATCAAGGACAACAAATATCAGAAGAATAAAGAATTTTCAAACATTCAGGATATTTGGGATATCAAAAAAGACGAGCTGGCCGAGATGGTTGATGTTTGGTATGTGAATCGGGATAACACGACAGAATATGTGCATCCCACTCAAAAGCCACTCAGGCTTTGCGAGATAGCACTTCGCCGAAGCACATTCAATGGCGACATTGTCCTGGATGCTTTTGGCGGTAGTGGTAGTACGCTGATGGCTTGCGAACAGATGGCCAGAAAAGCCAGACTTATCGAATTGGATCCTAAATATGTTGATGTGATAATAAAACGCTATGAAGACTACACAGGTAAAAAAGCCGAAAAAATTGAATAAAAATAAGGCTGGCAGGAAGTGGTTTGACGGAAAAACAGAGAGTGATGTTGTTGCGAAATTGAAAGTCGTTTGGGGACTGGGCGGATCTGATGCTGAAGCGTGTTATTACGCTGATATAAGCAAATTTTCGCTCAGTCGCTATTTGGATACTCATCCTGATGTTGAGGAATTACGCAACAAATTAAAGGAGAAACCGATTTTGAAAGCTAGGGAGACTGTTGTTAAGAATCTTAGCAATCCCGACATCGCTTTCAGGTATCTTGAGCGAAAGAAAAAGGACGAATTTGGCGCAAGCGCCGAACTCCCGGATATATTCAAAAACCACATTGAAGCATTCCATAACGAAATGAAAATATATTTTATAGGCAATGTTGGATCAACAAATACCAAAAGAAAAAAGAGAAATATGCTTGAAACTATTGAGTCTATTTAAGATTGATGGAAAGAGTGGCGATCAGGCTGTAAGCGAGGGACAATTGATGATTTTTTACAGTATTGTTTTTCGCCCGCATAATCGTTTGCAGATTCTGACTTGCACACAATATGGTAAAAGCTTGATAGTTGCTTTGGCGTGTATTGTTGTTAGCTGTTTTCAAGATGAAAAGATTGCGATTCTTGCACCAAAAAATGAAATGGCCAAAATAATCATGCGCTATTATCTTGAGCATATTGGCGACAATGTTTTGTTTTATTCTCAGTTGGAAGCAAAAACAAAACTTGAAAGATTAAGACAAGAAGAAAACAAAGAGCGCATTGTTTTGAAGCGTGGCGGAGGAATCTTTGTTGTTTCGGTGCAAGCTGGCAATTCTCGCAAAGGTGTTGAGAGTGCGATGGGTGCTGGCGCTAGGATTGTTATTCTTGATGAGGCAAGTCTTATTCCTGATCAGATTGAAGCGACAACATTTCGTATGATTGCTGGAAAAGGTGCGGATGCTTTTTATTGCAAAATCGGCAATCCTTTTTATCTCAATCATTTTTATAAGACTTGGCACAAGGACAGATATAAAAAGATATTTATTGATTATCAGCAGGCACTCCGCGAGGGAAGATACACCGAGGAATTCATTGAAGAGGCAAAAGAGAATCCAATGTTTGATATTCTTTATGGTTGCAAGTTTCCAAGTCGGGATGAGATTGATGATAGGGGTTATAGATTTTTGATAAGCGAGCAGGAACTCGAAGAAGCATTCATTGATGAACTTCCTGTTGATTTTATGGGGTCTAGGCGTTTGGGTGTGGATGTTGGAAGGGGTAGTAATTATTCGGCATTTGTTATCAGGTACGATAATGTCATGTGGCTTGAGTCTAAGAATCAAAGCTCAAATTTGATGACGCAGGTTGATGAACTTGCAAGAATCAAAGGCGATGAAATATTTATTGACGATGTTGGCGTTGGAGGTGGTGTGACTGATAGGGCAAATGAGATCGGCTATAATGTGATTGGAATCAGGGAAGGATCAAGTGCGAATAATAGTGATATTTTTGCAAACATAAAAGCTGAGAATTATTTTGAATTTAAGCGCTGGATCAATAAAGGCGGTAAGATTTTAAGGCATCAGGATTGGAGACAGTTGCTTGAGGTGAAATATAAAAGAAATTCAAGCGGAAGAACACAGCTTGAACCGAAAGATGAAATGTTTAAGCGAGGAGTTAAAAGCCCTGATATTGCGGATGCAGGCTCGCTTACATTTAATGAGTTCATTGAGCCTGGGGTTGATTTTATTTAACGAAAAAACCAGTATGAAACATCTTGCGCACTGTCCGAAATGCGGATCAAAATTAATGGAAATTAGAAATATGGGAGCCTTTGATGACTTCACATTAAAATGCTTTAATTGCAAGGCTGTTTTGTGCGTTTATGATTTGAAATTCAAGACATTGGATGAAAAAAATAATGATTATGGATTTTCAGGTATTGACAAAATGAAAAAAAGCGAATACGATAAAAATGCAAAATTAAAAATGATAACAGCATAGCATCTTACGAGGTGTTGGCTGTGAGGCTTACGAGCCCAAATGATATTTAGTCTTACGAGATTAAATGCCATTTGGGCTTTTTTTATTTTATGTTTGAAAAACTTTTCCGAAAAAAAGAATTTACACCCGGAATTTCAGCAATCAAGAACTTCTTTTTTGGCAAGGTCTTGGGCAGGAATAATGATTTTGCGGATAAATATCACAGCTGGGTTTATCGATGCATTAATCTCATTGCTCAAGAAGTTGGATCAGCAAATCTCAGGCTTTATAAAAAAGTCAGCGGTGATAACGACAAAGAGCAGGTCGATCATGAGCTGTTGAAGCTGTTTAATAATCCAAATCCTGAAATGACCAGAGCTGATATTTTCGAGCATATCTCAGCTTCGCTGGATATTGACGGCAACGCTTACATTTTCAAGGCAAAGGCTGGAAATAAAACAAAGGAATTGTGGCCCCTTAGGGCTGATTGGGTAAAGATTGCGCCAAGTAATGACAAAGAAAGGCTGATTGAAAAATTCATTTATTTCAATGGTGAAATCAATGTTGATTTGATGCCTGAGGAGGTTATTCATATTCGCAATTACAACCCGAAATATTTTGACAGAGTTAGGCCATTCAAAGGAATCGGGACAGTGCAAGCAAGCATCAGCTTTATTGATGAAGATGAAACTATTAGAGAGTGGAATAAAAAGTTTTTTGAAAACGGAGCATTTGTTGGAGGTGTGCTTGAGTTTGACGGCAAGTTGAATGAACAGCAAAAGCGCAGGATTGAATCAAACTGGAAAAAACAGCAGGAGGGAATTGAAAACGCAAACAAAACACCGATATTGCATGGCGGACTTAAATACAACAAAACGCAATTCAATCAGCGAGAGTTGGCATTCATTGATCAGCGCAAGTTGGATCGTGATGATATTTTTCTGATGTTTGGAATTCCAAAGGGTTTGATGATGAGCGAGGATGTGAATCTTGCCAATGCAAAGATGGCACTTTGGTCTTTCACTAGATTTACTGTTAAGCCCCGATTGAAAAAAATTCAGGATGCACTTAATGCATCATTGGTTTCGGAATATGGAGCTGATTATTATTTGGAATTTGACAATCCAGTTCCAGAGGATAGGGCTGAAATTGTTAGTGAGTATGCGCAAGGCTGGAATAAATGGCTCACCACTAATGACATCAGAAGAGAAGAGGGATTGCCTGAATTGGATGGTGGAGATGAGATGAGGGCTTCAATTAGTCCGATACCGCAACAGTTGAATGTTAAAAAAAAACCTCAAAATCAAGATGAACGAATTATGCGAGGGGAGAAAGCATGGGAAGTGATGATAAAAATGCAGTCGCCATTTGAAGAAAAATATAAGAATGAAATTCGCAAATATTTTCACGGATTAAGAGGGAGAACATTAAAAAATATAAGCGAGAAATCAATTCAAAAAAAGGGAATTTTTGAAAAAGACAAAGAAGTTGGAATGATAATTGATTTGCTTACGCCAATGCAACGAGAGTTGTTGGAAAAGTCAGGAAAACTAGCATTGATTAGGCTTGGCTTGGAGAATGATTTTGATTTTTCACAAGATGTCAGCGATGGCTTGGATGAATACGATCTGATGCTGGCTGAAAGCGTGGCAAAAACTACAGAGGAAGAATTGAGCAAGCTGATTAGTGAGGCAAGCGATGAAGGACTTGGAATAAGTGCGATAACTGAAAAAGTAAATGAGTATTTTGATTTTGCAGATGAGGTTAGAGCTGAAAGGATAGCAAGAACTGAAACGATCAGAACAAGCAATGCAGGAATGGTGAGCGCATGGAATCAGTCAGGCATAGTTTCGGGCAAAGAATGGTACACGGCGCAGGACGAAAGAACATGCGAGGCGTGCGCTGAAATGGACGGACAAACTACCGAATTAAACGAAGCATATTTTTATGAAGGCGATGAATTCATGGGAATGGCAATTGACTTTAGGGATATCGGCGAGCCACCGCTTCATGCAAATTGCAGATGTGTATTGCTTCCAATCATGCAGTAAATAAAATAATTTATTCAAAACTATGCTAAAAAAATTCAGCGAAAAAATAAAAGGTGAAGTTATGAAAGCTCTTGAGGAAAAAAAGGAGTTTTTGGCCAACATTAAAGATGCAGGAGATTTCGGCACATTTGAGGTTATTGCTTCAAGCGAAAGCGTGGATCGGCAGGGTGAAATTGTGATGCAGGAAGGCATTGATATCAAAAATTACATGAATAACCCAGTTATTCTATTTGGCCACGATTATTGGTCTTTGCCAATAGGAAAGGCTACCGAAATCGTGCGACAGGCTGGCAAAACCGTCGTCAGGGGCGTGTTTGCGAGTGCCGAGGCTAATCCATTGGCACAGCAGGTCAGAAAGCTCTACGAGGAGGGTATTTTGAAGGCTGTTTCTATAGGGTTTATACCCAAGGAATATAACGGCAATCAGATCACAAAAAGCGAATTATTGGAGCTTTCTTTTGTGCCAGTTCCGGCCAATCCTGAGGCGCTTTCAGTTTTAAGCTTAGTTAAAGAGCGAGGGCTTCAGAAGGAATATGCAATGGTACTGAAATCAATGCAGAAGTCAGGAATCAAATTGAGTGAACCATTGGAAGAATTTATTTCGGAGGAAAAAGAAGAGGAGGCTATTGAAAAACACATGCAGGCAATCAAAGAAAGTCAGGACAAATTGAAAGAGGCAATGAGAGAGGGATTCAAATTGATGGCAAATGAGATTAAGAGTATACAGGAAAATCTAACTGAGAAGTTGGTCGAGCTTCACGGATTAGTCGTCAAAAACGAAAGTCAAAATGACGATATAAAATCTGCGAAAATAACTGAGGTCTTGGATGATGTTCAGAAAAAAACGCAGTTGATTGATACGATCGTCAATCAAGTCAATCAGAAATTAAAAACTATCAAATAAATTTATGTTGGAACAAAAAGATTTAGAACAGGTGGGCGAGGTCTTTGCTCAAGCACTTGAAAAAACTATGCCCGCAATCTTGGAAAAGACAGGCGAGGCAATTGAGAAAAAATTTGAAGAGAAAGGCTATAACAAAATTGAAAAAAAGATTTTTGGTTTTGCTAAAGAAGTTGAGGGTCTTGAAGGCAAGGAAAAAATTGCTCGCTTTGTCAAAGCTGTTTTCAATCGTGACAAAGAAACAGCACGAGCAATCAGTGGCAAGGCGATGACTGAGGGTACTGATAGTCAAGGTGGATATTTGGTGCCTGAAGAATTTAGAGCTGAAGTTGTGAGGCTTGCAGAATCTTTTGGAATCGTGCGCAATCAATGTCGTGTCATTCCGATGAAAAGGGACACGCTTAATCTTCCAAAAATAACTACTTCAGTTTCAGTTTACTGGCCTGGGGAAACCAATGCTGGAACAGTAAGTGCGCCAGTATTGGGGCAGGTTCAATTGCTTGCTAAGACTCTTGTTGGTTTGACTCCGATTTCAAATGAATTGCTGGAGGATGCTGATGTGGACACAGTGAGCATGCTGGCAGAACTCTTTGCTGAAGCAATTGCGGGTGAAGAAGATGCGCAGGGTCTTGTAGGAGACGGATCTCCTTTTGAAGGAGTGCTTAATGATTCGGATATCAACATTGTGACGATGGAGTCAGGAAAAACTGATTTTACCGATATCACAGTTGATTATCTGAGGGATGTCATTTCGAAGGTCAAGCCGTTGGCGCTTAGCGGTGCTGGGTTTTATATGCATCGTGGCGTTTGGAATATTGTGCAGAAACTGACAGAAAACGGACAGCACATTTCGACTTTCCAGAACCCGATTGTTACGGGAGATGCTTCAAAAGGCACAGGGATTGTTGGTTATGTGTGGGGATATCCAGTGTATTTGCCTGAAAAAATGGACAGCGTTTCAGGTGCTGGCAAGAAGTTTATTTTGTTCGGAAATCTGCAGTTTGCTTATTTGGGCGACAGAAAGCAAATGACGATGGCTGTTTCAGAAGAGGCAACAATTGGAACTACCAATTTGTTTGAGAGCAACATGTCTGCTGTGAGAATCACAGAACGAATCGGATTCAAAGTTGCGCTTGGTCAGGCATTTGCGTGTCTGAAAACTGCAGCCGCCTAAGCATCAGCGGAGTTAATCAATTAATTGCAAAGTTATGCCGAAATATAAAGTCAAAGCAAACATCTCGGTTGGCTATAAAGATTTTTCTGCTGGTGAAGAATACGATTTGACGAAAGAAGAAGTCAAAGCGATCGGCGATGAATATCTCGAGCCAATTGAAGAGAAAAAAACCAAGAAAGAAAAAGAAAAAGAGGAGGAAGAGAAGAAGGAGAAATAGATTGGTTAAACTGCCCGATAAGAGTTGCATCTTTATCGGGCAGGAATAAGAAATTTATTTATGTTGACTGAAAAATCAAAAGTAAAAAACTATTTGGGAATTTCTGATGAGTCACATGATGATCTCTTTGATGATTTGTGTGCTGGAATCAGTCAATTTATTGTCACATATTGCGACAGAGATATTTTGACCATTCCTGCGCCGACCGAGCCTGACGCAGAGCAAGCATTTTATGAGGAATATTTTGACAGTGATGCCAATGAGGAATTGATGCTTAGGAATTATCCAGTCAGAACATTGCTTAAGGTTGAATATAATTCTCGGACTCAAGATGATCCTTTGTGGGTTGAGCTTGAGCCTAGCAGGTATGTGATTTATTGGCAGGGTGGGATTGTGCATCTTTATGGAAAGTTTCCAGTTGGGTTAAGGCAAAATATCAAAGTCACATATAATGGTGGTTTTGACGAAGCGCCAGCGGATATTGCAATGGTTGCAACGGAATTGGTTGCTAAATTATTTGAAAAAAGGAAGGCGCAAGGCAAGTCATCGGAAAGTTTAGGAGGAGCAAGAATTGATTGGATTAATGAATTAACAAAAGAGCAAAAAATAATTTTGGACAATTATGCTCATTTTCCATTATGAGAAGTTTCGCAACAGTGGAATATTCGACAAAAAGGCTGACGCAAGATGGCAATAAATCCGATTATGTTGCTACTAGCGTTGTTGGATCGGGACATTTGAGGCAGTTGGATGATCGTGCATCAAGTTTGAATAATATTCAGTATGGAGAGGGCTTCAAATTGACTATTGATTTGAATCAGGATGTTGCAGTAACGGATAGGGTGATTATTGGTGCGGATGAATTTGAGGTACGAGGCGTAAAGAGTGAAAACATGGGGTCGCTTTCATTCAAAGAATTGTTACTTGTTAAAAGCAAGACATAATGTGGGAAATCAAAATCAACAATTTGGATAAAATTCAAAAACTCATCATGAGTTATCCAATGCAGAGTGCCATGAATTTCAATGAGGCAATCACTAAAACACTCATTGCAGTTGAAAGATATGCAATCATGGGCGCTCCAGTTGATACGGGAAGACTGAGGTCAAATTGGCGATTATCGGTACAAATGCTCAGAGGAGAATTGGTCAATACAACAGAGTATGCAATTTTTGTGGCCAAGGGTACAAAGCCTCACTGGCCACCAATCAAAGCGATCACCAAATGGGCAAATAGAAAAGGCATACCGCCATTTTTGGTAGCAAGGTCGATAGCCAGAAAAGGCACAAAGGCAAATCCATTTTTTGATAATGCTGTATCGGTAGGGCAAGTAATCGCTGATGATGAATTTCAAAAGGCGCTCGATAAAACAATAAAGGAATTGATTAAATGATATGGGCTTGGCAAATATACGATCAAAAATAAAGGAAAAGTTGGAAGCGAAAAAAGGTGAAGGACAGCCGTTGGTTGATGTGTTTGATTATCACAAAACAGGATTCAGCGGATACCCATCTGCGACATTTGAACCAAGCGAAGTATTGAGCGATTACGAAACGAGCACACAAAACTTTCGCAAGCACATTTTCCGCATAGTGATTCATCAGGAAATTGAAAAGGTAGGGCGAAGCAAGGCAATTGATATTTTGTGCGATGTGCTTGATCAGCTTATGGATGACTTTGACAAGGACGACACTTTGGGTGGATCTGCTGATATGAGCAAAGCTGTGCCACTCATGTGGGGCGTTTATGAAGAAGGTGCAGGCTTGGTTCTATATGCGGAGATGAAATTGGAGGCGGATAAAAGTGTTGATATAACAAATTAATTTTAATCAATCATATGCAAAAATTATCAAAAAATAAAATGGTCGGCAGTGAGAATGATTCAATCGTGAAAAAGGATAAATTCTTTTATCCAGATTATCAAGTGACTATCGAGGCTAACTCAAAAGAGGAAGCGGACAAAATTATTGAGGAAAAATTTAAGAATAAATAATTAATTTAACAAAAAATATATGTTTGGAGGAAGAAAATATCAAGTCGGTATTGGCAAGGAATCTAGCAGAGGTATTGCGGTTGCACCTTCATTTTGGCTACCAAAGGAAGATGTGACTGTGGATAATAAAAAGCAATATGTGAATAACGATTCATCGATGGGAGTTATTCATGATTCGAATGACGCAAGGATTGTGAAGGAATGGTCGGAGGGTGAAGTTACCGGAAAAGTCAGAGACAAATCTTTCGGTTTGCTCTTGCTAGGATCATTCGGGAGTGTGAGTTCGGCATTGCACGAATCAGAAACGCTGGTTTATGACCATACTTTTTCAGTCGCTAATACGAATGCTCATCAATCGCTTACGCTTGAGGTAAAAAATGAACTTGAGCAACTTAAATATGCGCTTGGGGTGGTTTCATCTCTGAAGATTACTGCAATTGTCGGCAAATTTGTTGAATTTGCTTGTGCCTTTAAGGCAAAAAAAGGATCGGCTTCAACCAATGGAGTTGTTTATACCTCGGAAAATGAATTTATTAGCAAGCATGCAACTTTGAAAATTGCATCAGATCTTGTGGGATTGGATTTGGCAGAGGCTGTTAATGTCAAAAGTATTGAAATTTCTATCAATAAAAACATTGAGGAGCATGATGTTCTCGGCTCAATGGAACCAGTCGATTATGCCAATAAGGAATTTTCGGTTGATGGAAATATCGAAGCTGTTTTTGAGGATCTGGATACTTTCAAGAATGTTTTTGAAGAAGGAATTTTGAAGGCTATAAGAATCGATATCAAAAGCGATGCAATTATAGGCACGGCTTCAAACTCTGAACTCAAGATAGATTTGGCATCAGTTTCATTGCAGGATTGGTCAAGAAAAAGTGGCAATAATGACATTGTTACTCAAACCATAAAGTTCAAAGCTCATTATAGTTTGAGTGATGCAAAAATGTTGGAGGCAGTTCTCACTAACACACAAGTAAATTATTAATAATTTAAGCTGAAAAAAATGAACAGAGAAACTAGAGAATTTATCACATCAATTGATGGCCACAGTGTTGTCATGAAGTCGTGGCTAACTGAAAGAGAAAATCGTCCCATACAGCGGTTTTGGGCAAGTCAGACAAAAATATCATCAGACATCAGACCTGAAGACATAAAGGACGAGGATGTGAAAATTGATATCACGAATAGCCCGTCTGCAATTTTGGAATATTACGATGTTTTAACCGAGGCGTATGTTTATTCCTTGGATGGCGACACGAATAATATTTGCGAAAGATTAAAGGATTTGAGAAAAGAGGAATTTCGAGAAGTGGTTGATTTCATTAATCGTGAAATCAAGCTCGAAAAAAAAACTGTGAGCGAGACGCCGAAGACTACTGGCGACTCATCAATATCGGAGAGTCAGAATTAAGCGATGAATTAAATGTTGCATACTTTTGCAGATTCATGGGCTGGACTTATGAGGAATATATGAGCCAGCCCGCTTGGTTTATAGAAAGAATGAAGATGATGAAAGTTTCAGAGGAGGAATATAAAGAATTGCAAAATAAACATTCAAAATAATGGCGAATCAAACTGAACTACAACTTATCATCACTGCGCAAAATAAGGCGATGAATGAATTGTCCAAGCTCAATAAGGATGTGCAGGGCTTGTCGCAAAGTGCGCAAAATTCAAACAAATCATTCAGTGGTTTGCTACCTAATTTGGCAATGCTTGGCGGTGCTTATGCTTTCGTGAAAAAAGGAGTGATTGATAGCGTCAAAGCGTTTAGTGAGAGTGAAAAAGTGATAGCCGAAATGAATGCTGTTTTGAAGTCGACAGGCGGAGTTTCTGGCATGACTTCTGAATCGATGACAAAACTTTCAAGCGACTTGCAGAATGTTTCAACTTTTGATGATGAGGCTATTTTGCATACTGAAAATCTTATTTTGACTTTCAATCAAATGGGCAAAGATGTTATTCCGCAAGTGACAGAAAGCATCATGGATTTGGCGCAAATGATGGGCGGTGATTTGCAAGGCGCAACTATGCAGGTTGCCAAAGCCATGCAAGACCCGGAGCGAGGACTTATGATGCTTCGAAAATCAGGGGTGAGTTTTAATGATGAGCAAGTCAATACAATCAAGCATTTATATGAAACTGGTAAAGCAATGGAAGGTCAAAAAATTATTTTGCAAGAACTGCAAAAAGAATTTGGCGGTCAAGCCAGAGCAGCCCTTGAAACTTTCGGGGGCAGGATGAAATGGCTTCAAAATCAAATCGAAGATGCGCAAGAAGGAATCGGTAAAGCTATTGTGAATTCTTTGACTGTTGCGTTAAGTGGGGCTGATCTATCAACTGAAAAAGCCAAAGAAACGCTTACAAATTTCAGGGATTTTTTGATGAAGTGGATTCCTGCTTTTGTGGTTGGGCTTAAATGGTTTGGGCAAATGGTTATTGATGTCGGCAAAGTGGTTTATCAATTTATTTACAGCATAGTCAGCACAGTCATTGCATTTGGGGCTGACATCATTCGTAATATTCAAAATCTTGGCAGTAATTTTGAGATATTTTTTGGTGCTATAAACAAGGCTATCCATGGGGATTTTCAAGGAGCTTGGAGTGATATGGTCGCTATGACCAAGGATGGCGTGGCAGTTACGAGCGCCACGATTCAGGAAAATATGCAAAACATGAAAAGCGATATCGGCTCTTTTTCTACCGACACCAATGGCGCAATTGATTCAATGAACAAAGCGTGGAAGATGAACGGAGAAAATATAAAATCCGTTGGCAATGGCATCGCACAAACACAGGACTATGTCGGAAAGACTGCGCAAGGTATGGCTAGCAAAATTCAGGAAGCTACAAAAAAAATAAAAGACCTGAAAAAAGAATTTTCTGACGCCGCCAAATCAGCCAAAGAAGAAATGAAAAAATTGACTTCTGATTTCAATAAAACAGAAGTTGAAAAACAAGGAGAGCTGGGAACTGAAATTGCCAAAGCTATTATTGAAAAACAAAAAGAAAAAGCTGACCTTGAACAGCAACTCAATAATGAAACCGATGAAAATAATAAGGCAGCCTTGCAAACAAAAATAAGCGACATTCAAGCATTTTTGGATAAGCATTTAGGCGATGAGAAACAATATCAGGCTCAAATTATTGAAGAGCAACGCAAAGCTTCGCTTGATTCAATTGAACTTTTAAAGGAGCAATATATTGAGGAAAAAGCGCAACGCTTGGCTGATTATCAAACGAAAATGTCAGAACTCAAGGATCATCTTGATGAGGTAAAAAAAGAATATAAAAAGAAACTGAAAGAATTGAAAGATGAATTGAAAAAAGAAGGATTGGACACGATAAAAATCAAGGCAACCATAAGTATTGATAGCGAGAATAATAAAAATTCAAAAAGTCAGCGAGCAGTCGGTGGCAGTGTTATGGCTGGTCAGGAGTATTTGGTTGGCGAGCATGGGGCTGAAATTTTCAGGCCAACTCAAAGCGGATCGATTGAAAAAAATGGAGGTCTTTCAAAATCCATTTCAAACACTTTCAATTTTAATTTTGCAGGGGCAATGATTGGTGACAGAAGCTCGCTTATCAAGGAAATTCAAAGGGTTATCGCTAGAGAACAGGAGCTTAATAAATTAGGCATAAGATAAAAAAATGAACATAGCTTTTGACAATGTCAGCTTGAATAATAGCCCGTATGAATTTGCGGAATTGGATCATGAGAAAACAGCGCCTCGTGAAACTTTTATGTATGATCTTGCCCGAGAGCGTGGCGGAGTTATTGTAGGTGACAATTACAAACCCAAGGAGGTTGTCATTACCGGCAGAATTGTTGGGGATGATAAAAATGCGCTTGAAGCAAATGTCGATTCTTTCAAGGAATTGATGGCAAGATTCAACAAGAATCTTGATCTCGATTATGCGAGCGGAACAAGGCGGTATGTTGCGACTCCGATTGAAGTCGATATCGATCGGAAATATTTTCATTTATCATTCGTTCCTTTCAAAGTCATCTTTCTTGTTCCGAGTGGAGTTGGCGAGGATATCACTCAAACAGTATTAATTCAAAATGGAGTGACGGCCAGCCCTTATAATGGGTCGTTTACTATCGGTGGCAGTGCCTATCCTACACCACAAATAAAAATAACGATCAATTCAATTACTGCAGGAACTGATATCAGTTTTCAATGTAATGGTGACAAAATTACACTCACGAATTCTTTGGTGGCCAATGATGTAGTGGTGTTTGATATTCAAAACAAAAAAGTGACATTGAACGGATCAGAAAAGGATTATACTGGCGTATTTTCAAAATTTAATGTTGGTCTGAATAATTACATAATCACAGTTAACTCGTCTGCAAGAAACATGAAAATTGAAATAGATTATTACAAAAAATGGCTATAGGTTATGACAAAAAGATTCATCTATAAAATTTACGATAAAAATGGCGCTTATCTTACCACATGGAATGATGTTGTTAATGATGCGCAGTTTACTTCCACGATCAATCTTGGCTTTTCAGAATTGAAAGTAAAATTGGCAAGAGAAATTGATAATTATGGAGAGGGAGGGGATGTCAAATATGGCAATTGGGTGAGGCTGTATGTTTTTGACAATGAGAGCGGTCAAGATGGCGTGTGTATTTATTCGGGTTTTATTGATTCTTACGAGCCTATTGTTGATGGCAGGCAAGAAACAATCGAAGTCACAATTGTGAGTTGGTGGTGGGAACTCAATCGTTATTTATTGGAAGGCACGGGCACAGGAATTGATAGCTTGATTTATGGGAATGGTTTTTCAAATGGCTTGATGCCTATAATGGCAGGCTACACATCAGGGACAATTACAATTTCAGCATCTTCGGAATTGGCGGCCTACAATGCATGGAAAGTTTTTGATGCCAGTCTTACGCATGATCCCAATGGAGTCAACAATCATATTTGGGCGACTGCCAGTGGAAGCCCTACGGGATGGCTCAAGGTTGATTTTGGAGCAGGAAATGCAAAACAGGTTCAGCGTTATGTGATGGTCGCATTGGCAAATGACAGAACGCAATGGAAGGATCAATGTCCCAAGGCGTGGACTTTTGAGGGTTCCAATGATAACGCAAACTGGACAATTCTTGATACGAGAAGCAATGAGTCATATTGGGGAGAGGCTGAGAAGCGCGTATATGATTTTGAAAATTATAACACCTATCGTTATTACCGCTTGAATATCAGCGCAAATTTTGGCTCGACTTTAGTGGTGGTTGCTGAACTCGACATGATGGAGGGAGTTGCATTTTCAAGACTCGGCGCAACGCAATTGAAATATCGCCTGCAAGATCCAAGTGCAATTTTAAAAGATGCTTTGGATAAATTCACGGGTCAAGGAGGGAAGCTCGATTATTCCACAGGAACAGTTGATTTGACTGGCACATCGATGCAATACGAATTTAACACAACAACATTCCAAGAAGTTGTGCAAAAGATTGTGGATCTTTGCCCTCAAGATTGGTATTTGCGAGTCGGCGCAGATGATCTGATTTATTTGAAACCAAAAGCCAGCACCGCAATGCACAAATTTACAATCGGTAAAAATGTTACCTATTACAAGCAAGAAAAAAGACTGGAGAATATTGTCAATTATATCTATTTTACTGGTGCTAATTTTTATAAAAAATTCATCAACACTGGATCCGTTTCCGCATATGGCAGGTATGTTCAGAAGATTGTCGATGACAAAGTTCCAGATGTAGCCACGGCAACAATAATAGCCAACAATATTTTGAACAAATTAAGCGCACCTGAAATTCGAGTTACGCTGAAAGTTTTGGACAGCAATAATGCAGTCAATGAATCGGGATATAACATTGAATCCATCAAGGTTGGCGACACTTGCAAAATATTTAATGCCACCAAAAAGGGCTACAACATGTGGGATGAGGTCAGTTGGGACATCGATGCTTGGGATTACGATATTACAAATGAAACGGCCACGCTTTTGCAGATTCAAAAAATCGATTATTTTCCCGATTATGTCTTGCTTGAAATTTCAAATCGTCAGCCTGATTTGGCACAAAGAATAGAGCAGATCAATAAAAGATTAGTTGAAAGTCTAACCACTGATAATCCAGTAATACCACAATAATATGCTAGGAAAATGCTCAAATTGCAAAACACAGATAATGGATCTTGAACTGCGTGGCAGAAAAAGACTGCTTGATAATTATCGTGATCATATTGTCGAGCTGAGTAACGGGACGCTCATGAGGGTGGGAGTTTGCGTGAATTGCAAAATACTATTAGTTGCTGGCGCAAAAGTGAAAGAAACGGCTGACAATATCCTGAAAAATCATAAGGATTATTGGGAAAACGATCAATATGCGCCAAAAGGATTTAAGGATTTTATTATTGTTGATCCAAATAGCACAGAGGATAAATTTATGAAAAAGAGAGCCGATAGAATTCTTGAGCAAAATGAAAAATTGGATTTGCAAAAGAAGGCATGCGCTGAAGTAATTATTAAAAAATAAAAAGATGGCTTGGGCTAGTATAACTTACACATTTTCACCCTCAACGATTATAAAGTCGAGTGAGATCAATCAGAATTTTCTTGATTCTATTGCGAATGCAAACAAGGGTATGCCAAGTGGTGGGATTATTCTTTGGAGCGGTGAAATTGCCAATATTCCTACTGGCTGGTTTTTGTGCGATGGAAACAATAGCACGCCTAATCTTGTCGGCAAATTTATTCAAGGGGCTGGATCAGGATTTGCGGTGGGCTTGGTTGGTGGCAATGCTTCGTCATCTCATTCGCACACTCTCGCTCATACGCATTCATATGATCATTATCATTATGACGATCATGTTCATCAGGGAAATTCCAATGAAGTTTCAGGAGAAACTCACACAGTTGACGATAGTGGAGCAAACGATAGGGAGGTGGCTGGCAATAATCATTATCACTGGTTTCAAACTTGGGGTGCAACTCGTGGCGGATATTGTTACACGCTCAATTCGACTTATGGATATGCTGTGCAAACTGGCGGAGCAAGCAATGGCACGACGAGCGATTCAAGTAATTTGGAAAACAGACCGCCATTTTTTACTCTCGCATATATTATGAAAAGTTAATTTTTAATTTTAAAAAATAATGAAAATAAGAGCAGTGACAATCTATCGTCCAGATGGAAAAGGATATTTGGAAGTTGGAAAGAAGTTAATAAATGAGGAAGGAAACGAGACGGAGGTGAGCGTGGTTAACATAAAATTATTATTTGGAAAAATAATAATTTTATTCTCAACAGGCGAAAGAATAATTTATGGAAAGTTTCCGTATGTAGCAACAAAATTATAAAAACATGGGAGTACCGAATCAATTCGTAGCTAAAACAATTATTGAAAGCGCAAAGGTGAATCAGAATTTTTCTATTGCGTGTTTTAGCGGAGAGATTCGAATGTACGGAAGCGATAATGCACCGCTGGGTTGGCTCTTGTGCGACGGCGCTAGTTATTTGCGAGCTGATTATGTTGATCTATTTGCAATAATCGGCGCAAGATTTGGGTCAGTTGATGCTACGCATTTTAATGTTCCAAATCTCAAAGGCAATGTGCCTGTTGGTAAGGATTCAGCTGATGTGGCATTTCAAAGCATTGGTAATTTTGGAGGAGCAAAAACTCATACTTTGGCAGTCACTGAAATGCCAGCGCATAGCCATAATGGATCGACAGGAACAGACACTCCAGATCATGTTCATTATGACAGTGGACATAATCATTATGTTGACCCGGAAACATGGATGAACTGGACTGGTTCAAAAAAATGGTCAAACTCAGGATCATCATTATGGCAGAACACCGAAACACAAGGAGGTCGTGGAAGAAGTTGGGTAAGCACTGGATGGTCGAATATTGGAGGTGCGAGTGCAAGGCATACACACACTGTTGCGAGTAATGGTGGGGGCGGAGCGCATAATAATTTGCAACCCTATTTGGTGGTTAACTTTATTATCAAGACATAAGATGGGCGTACCAAATCAATTCGTAGCTAAAACAATTATTGAAAGCGTGAAGGTAAATCAGAATTTTGCTGTCGCCTGTTTTAGTGGCGAAATTCTGATGCATGGAGGAGATGTTGCGCCTGCGGGTTGGCTGACTTGTGATGGGGCGAGTTACTTGCGAGCTGATTATCCCGATTTGTTTGCAACAATCGGCACAAAATATGGATCAGATGACGGGACACATTTCAATGTTCCAAATTTGAAAGGTAGAGTCCCGACTGGATTGGACAGTGGGCAGACTGAATTTAACGCATTGGGGAAAAGCGGAGGAGAAAAGATTCATCAACTTTTGGTGGCGGAATTGCCGAGTCATTACCATACTGTTGATCCGCCAGCTACAAATTCGGGTACTGAAAGCGTATGGCATCAGCATGGGGATGCAGGACATAGGCACAGCATTTGGCGCAGAAATACAGGCACGGGCGGAGACGCTAATTCTTTCAATAGTGCGACTCAACAAACATATCTTGATCGAACAACTGAACTTGGCTATGCCTCGATCGGAAATCAAAATGCTTTGCATTATCACACTACGGATATATCTGTGTTTAATTCTGGCAGTAGTGGTACGGATTCAGGACATAATAACTTACAACCTTATTTAGTTATAAATTTTATCATTAAAACATAAAGTTATGGCAATAATACAAATTGAAATTGCGGATGAAAATTATGAAAAAGTTATCAGTGCAATTTTGGAAGTCGGAAATTATCAGGAAAAAATAGATGATGGCAGCGGGACGAATGTCATGATTGATAATCCTGAAACTAGGGAGGAGTTTGTGGATAGAAAATTAAAGGAATATTTAAAGCAGGTTGTTCAAATGAATGAAATGCGCAAATTTTCCGACATAATTCTTTGATCAAAAAACATGGAAAATACAGAATCAAAAATAGATAAAATCATAAGTAATAAAGCCGTGTTCTTGGTTGCGATTATTTCAACCGCTTTTGGTTTTTATAATTACATCAACAGCCCGACCACGGAATTGCAGAAGAATCTTGTTTCGATGCGGGAAGATCAAATAAAAACGCAAGATGAAATAACTTTTATCAAGGAGAATCATCTTAAACATATTGAGGCTGATATTTCAGAAATAAGGCAAGAGCAAGGTTTGGAAAAAGAAAAAAATAATCAAAGGGACATAACACAGGAAAGATTGCTTACATTGCTTGAGGAGCATGTCAGAGCAACACAAAAAGGATTAACCACACTGCAAAATATTGAAAGTAATCATTAATTTTAAACAAAATGAAAATCTTATCACAACTCGATCCTCATTGGGGATCAAAACCAATCGGACAAACGGAAACTTTAATCAAAGACAAGGGATGCACGATCACTTGCATTTCAATGGCTTCGGATTATTTCAAATGTTTTCAGAACCCTGGGTGGATGGCAAAATATTTGCAATTTACAACCAATGATTCTCCACTTGGCGGAGCAAAAATAATTTGGCAGTCAATTGAAAAAGTTTTGTGTTTCAAATTTGAATTCAGGTATTTTTCCTATAACGAGCTAGCCTGCATTGAAGCAATTAAAAATCCAAGAAAAGTTTGTTTGCTGGAAATAAAAAAGAGTCATTGGGTATTGGCACTGAATAAAATTCCGAGTGGTTATTGGGTGGCTGACCCATGGGGAGGCAGAAAAAGAATTGCGCTGGCATCCAGTGTCAGCGGTTCAACAATATTAATCAAATAATTTTAACAATATGTTACAAGGCTACAAAACATGGATCGGTTTAATTCTCACTTTGCTTGGATTCACTGGCGTGTATAAATATGTCACGCAGGATCAGGTTGCTCAAATGCTGGATTTGGCCTCTCAAATCATCGGGCTTGGAATTGCTATTTATGGCAATTATGACGCCCACAAAAGGTTGAAGGAGTTGCAATAATCTGCTAAGCTGTCTTGAAGCAAAAAAAGCTCATTTTAGAGCTTTTTTTGCTGAAAAGATGTCCACAAGTTCCCGATTTGACAATACTCGCCGAGTATCCTAAGTTATCACCCAACAAAGTAATTAATTTAATCGCCCATTGTCCCGAAAGGGTCTTTGCTTAGGCAAATGATGCAACCAATGGGGGTCTATGCTATACTGTGGGTGTTTCAATTTTTCGAAGTTGAAACACGCACATGCCTTATTTCGTATAAGGCATATAGAGACCCACCGTTGAGTTGCATCACGGTGGGTCTCAATTTTATGAGGTTAGGAGACACGTATGAGAGTTATGTCAATTATTTGGCATTGAAGGGCATGTCTAAAAAGACAATTGTGGAACATGAACGATTTTTGTATGGATCGCTCTCGCATTCAATTCAGGACAAGGAACTTGATGATTTGAGAATAACTGACATGGCCTATGTACTTGAGGCTGGATCAAAACATGGAAAAACTGGTGCCCAAAGATCAATTTGTGTTTATCGCAGACTGCTTAAATTTTTGAAAGAATCAGGATATAAATTGCCATTTGATTGGCGTGATTTGGAAGTTCCAAAACTTCCGCACAAACCCGTTGAATATTTAACTGTTGAGGAACTGGAAAAAATAAGACAAACTTTGAATTCTGATTATCTGCCTGATCTTCGTACTCGAGCATTGATCGAAGTTCTGCTTGATACTGGCATGAGAATATCCGAGGCTTGCTCTTTGGATATCAATGATATTGATTGGGATAAAAAAGAAGTGCGAGTCGTCAACGCTAAAAGCAAGGATATAGAAGTGGTCTACTTTACGGATCGTAGCTTTTTTTGGCTCAAGAAATATATGGAAAAAAGAAAGGATGGGTTGCCCCATCTTTTTGTTTCGGGGCGTGGCCGATTACTGACAGTAACTTCAAGAAATTACATGCGGACTCATTTGGATAATATTGGAATAAAGAAGCATATCAAACATCATATTTTCAGAAAGACTTTTGCCACTTGACTGATTCAGGGAGGCGTAAATATCAAAGAGGTGCAAACGCTTTGTCGTCACAGAAGCGAAAGAACAACACTTCGGGCTTATGTGGGAGTCAATATTGAACAGGCTAAAGTCAGTCATCAGCATGTATTTGGAGCTGTTGCTTAATTGGGACTTGCCATTAATTTTTTACTACGCTAACATCGCCAACAATATGGAAAACATCACAAAGGAACAATTTGAGGCATTTGAAAAAGTCAGGCTTTCGGGTAAAACTAATATGTTTGATTATTGTATGGTTGCCAAGCTGGGAAAAATAACTCAAAAAACAGTCAAAAAAATAATCACAAATTATTTAAGGTTAAAATTTAAATTTAAAGGAAATGAAGAAGAGAAGCTTGAAGGATGATATTTGCAACGGCACGAGCCTATTGGAAATTATCGATGAAAATATAGATGTGCATGCTGAAATATATGCCAATCAATTTTATGTCGGTAAAGATAGGACAAAAAGTGAAATTATCAAAATTGTTATTGATGATCTAAATATTCAATTAAAAAATATGATTTTAGCAAAGTTTAAAATAAAACCTGCAACTCGCAAGGCAACTATGACATCAAGCAGGATCGGTACCGTTTATGCAAGTTTTGAGGAGCTCAAGAATCTTTTCGGCGAACCACATGATTGCACGGGGGAAGGCAGATGGCGATCGGGTGATGGCAAAGTCAGGGTTGAGTGGGCATTTCTAATTAAGGGCAAGGCGGATATGCTGTTTACGATCTATGATTACAAAAGCCAGTATCCACTTGATCAAATCAGGCAGTGGAGTTTGGGTGGGATGAATGACAAAGTGAAGGATTCTTTGTCTCTATTGCTTTTGGTTGAATAG